TGACGAAAAACTGAAGCTACGACAAGATGTGCTTAGAATCTTGCTGTCTAAATACGGTAATAGTACCTACTCAAATCGTGCCATTTATGAATGTGCAGACGATTGGTGTAGTAAGCAGGTTACAACGAACGGACTAGCAGGTTATTTTAAAGCGTATTATGCGACTAAAGGAAACGATCAAGTTGGTGAAAAAGGCACTCAAGCATCCTGAGATGTATAATGAGGATGAACTTCGTTACATGCGTCAGGCAAAACGAGAGGCTAAAGCTAAACTTAAATTGAAACAACTGAGAAAACTACAGAATGACTGTAAAACTGATTCAGATAACACCAAATCCTGAGGAACAAATAGCGTATATCGCTAGGGTGTCAAATCCCAATAATCAGGATAATCCAAATTATGCCAAATTGCTTGCTTATTGTATTAAGCATCAACATTGGTCTATATTTGAACAGGCATTTATGACACTGGAGATAGAGACCACTAGAGGTCTTGCTGCTCAGATATTGCGTCATAGATCTTTTACTTTCCAAGAATTCTCCCAAAGGTATGCTGATACCACTCTTTTGGGAGCTATTCCATTGCCTGAACTTCGTAGGCAGGATAAGAGTAATCGTCAAAATTCAATTGATGATATTCCAGAGGAGAAGCAGAAGGAACTAGAACTTAGTATTGCTAGGCATTTTGCATCATCAAAGGATTTGTATAATGAACTTATCCGACAAGGTATTGCTAAAGAATGTGCAAGATTTGTACTACCTTTAGCTACACCTACTAGACTCTATATGAGTGGAAGTGTAAGGTCTTGGATACACTATATTGACCTTAGATCTGCTCATGGTACTCAGAAAGAGCATATGGACATTGCAGAACAGTGTAGAGAAATTTTTAAAGAACAACTTCCTACAGTTTCTGAGGCATTGAAATGGTAGTTAAGGTACATCAATTTAAAAGTGACCTTACAATTTCACCTTTTGCACCTTCTTGGAATTTTATTATTGCCGAGAAAAAGATTGATATTGATGTAGATAATCTTTCTAGGTTGATTTTAGATAAAGCAAGTCCAGAGTATGAAATTACAAATGCTCCTAATTGTAAGTCTTACTTTTTTAATGTATTAAAGTGGGATTATCCAGTATGTAAGCAATTACATGAACAGATAATAGAATTTCATGATGAATATGTTCATGGTACAAGAAGTCCTCGTTTAGCTAATCTTAAGATTAGGTGTTGGGCAAATGTGATGACTAAGGGTGATAAGATATCTAAGCATCATCATGGTAATGCACCTCATTCTTATCTTAGTGGAAATTTTAGTATTAAGTGTGAAAATACTTCAACAAACTATTTTCATCCATACGATAACAATGAGATGTATCCTATAAAGAATGAGTCGGGTCATATGCACCTATTTCCTTCTTGGCTTCCTCATGATACAAGTAAGCATGAAGGTGATTCTGAAAGAGTTATTATTGCTTTTGATATATATTTGAAAGATAGTCCATTATCTTCTTTGGAACATTCTGATGAGTTAATTGATTTAAGATTATGAGTGAAATAGCATTACATACATTTCAATCACAAGATCCTGAGACACCTTTTGCTCCTTCTTGGGATTATATTATTGGTTGTAAACAAACTGATATTGATACAAGCGAACTTGCTAAAGTAATTTTAGATCAAGAGAAAAAAATACTTGAACAGTATCCAGATGGATCTTTTGAGTATACTAATTATAGTGATGGATCAACTGGATTAGGAAAAGATAGTTTAACTTCTAGATATAGTTTTTATAATTTGTTGGAATGGGATTACCCAGTATGCAAACAACTTTATGAAAATATTCGTATATTTCATAATGAGTACTTATATGGTACTATAGGACAGAAAAAAAAGAAGTATAAGAGTCTAGATGGTCTATTACAGATCAGGTGTTGGGCAAATGTAATGCGTAAAGGTGATAAGATTAAAAAGCACTCACATTCAAGTCATCCTTGGACATATTTGAGTGGTCATTTCTGTGTTCAATGTGAGAATACTTCTACTAACTATTATCACACATATACTGGTAATCCATATCCTATAGAGAATAGTGTAGGTCAAATGACTATATTCCCAACATGGGTTCCTCATGATACTGACAAGCATGAAGGAGATAGTGAAAGAATTACTATTGCTTTTGATATAGTTTGTGATAATGAGAAACAGTTTAAACATGGATTTGGTAAAGATCCATTGCAAGATAATTTGATTAAATTATGACCGATAAAATTAAAGTACATAGATTTACCAATAATAAGATTACAACTCCTTATGCTCCTACTTGGGATTTTATTATTGCAGAAAAAAGAACTGATCTTGATGTAAAAGGATTAGCTAAAATAATTTTAGATGGTACTATAGATCATTTCTTTTTTCCTGGAGATGAAAAGAAACCTCTTGCTGGATCTTTGAAATTTAAAGATAAAAATATATTAAAAGTAGATCATCCATTATGTAAGCAATTGCATAAGGAGATTAGAGATTTTCATAATGAATATGTTAATGCTACTATTGGAGAATTTGATAAAAAAATAGACATCAAATGTTGGACAAATATAATGCATAAGGGTTCTAGTCTTCCAAGACATTTTCATTCAAGTAAACATACTTCATATCTTAGTGGACATCTTACTGTTCAGTGTGAAGATACTTCAACTAATTATTATCATCCATATATTGTTGGTGAATATCCTACACCTAATTTTGAGGGTCAAATGACTATATTCCCAACATGGGTTCCTCATGATACAAGTAAGCATGAAGGTGATTCTGAAAGAATTACTATTGCTTTTGATTTTGTTCCCGAAGATACTCCATTAGAGGACTTAGATACTTTTTATAGTGCTAAGAAATGGAGGAATGATCGGAAGGAATTAGTCCCCCTCTAAATAACACTACCTTGTAAAGTTTTATGGCTACCTATCCTGTAATTCACAAAGAGACTGGCGAACAAAAAGAAGTCGCAATGAGCGTACATGAATGGAGTAAGTGGACTGAAGATAATCCCGATTGGACTAGAGATTGGTCTGATCCATCAACAATGCCTGGTGTAGGAGAAGTTGGTGAGTGGAAAGATAAACTTAGAAAATCTAAACCTGGATGGAATGAGATCTTAGGAAGAGCTCAGAAAACAGGTCAAAATCGCCAAAAATTAACTCTCGATTAGTATGCCACGAAAAAGAAAAACTGCTTCAGTTGTTACTGGTATTGGCATGACTGCCAAACAGATGAAGAGAAAGAAACCTATTAGTAGTGATTTCTTAAATGACATTCAACCTTTAACGGAGAATCAGAAAAAGTTTTTTAGTGATTATCAGTCAGGTAAACATCTTTTTGCATATGGATGTGCAGGTACTGGTAAGACCTTTATAGCACTCTACAACGCTCTTAAAGAGGTACTAGATCATACGACACCCTATCAGAAGATCTACATGGTTAGATCTCTTGTAAGTACTCGTGAGATTGGTTTTCTACCTGGTGACCATGAAGATAAGTCTGCACTATATCAGATTCCTTATAAGAACATGGTGAAATACATGTTCGAGATGAATACTGATGCAGACTTTGAGATGTTGTATGGAAATCTCAAGACTCAAGAAACTATTAGCTTCTGGTCTACATCTTTTATAAGGGGAACTACCCTTGATAATGCCATTGTAATAGTAGATGAATGCCAAAACTTGAATTTTCACGAATTAGATAGTATAATAACAAGAGTTGGAGAAGATACCAAAATCATGTTCTGTGGTGATGCTACTCAAAGTGACCTTACCAGAGATAAAGAGAGAAATGGTATCATTGACTTTATGAGAATCTTACAACAGATGGAATCATTTTCATGTATCGAATTCGGTCTTGAAGATATAGTCCGTTCTGGATTGTGCAAAGAGTATCTAACTACCAAACACGCAATGTCTATGTAATGTTTAATCATGTACCAACGAATCTCCCTCTATTAGAGAGAGAAACTATTGATGGTGTTAGATTTTATAAAGTTCCCAATGAGGATGAATTTTTAAAATTAGTATCAATCACTTCAGTGACTTCTCACTGGAGTAGAGAAAAGTTTGCTAAGTGGAGAAAAAAGGTAGGAGAGGAGAAAGCTAACGAGATTACTCGTAAAGCAACTGCTCGTGGAACTGACATGCATAGCATGACAGAGCACTATCTTTTAAATGAAGATCTTCCTAAGGTTGCACCTATGGGAGATATGTTGTTTAAGATAGCTAAACCTACTCTTAAAAAGATTGACAACATTCACTCTTTAGAAGGATCTCTTTATAGTAAAGAGTTGGGTGTTGCAGGTACAGTAGACTGTATAGCAGAGTATGAAGGAGAATTAGCAGTCATTGACTTTAAGACTTCTAAAGCACCAAAACCACGAGAGTGGATTGATGGTTACTTTGTTCAAGCAGCAGCATATGCGTGTATGTATTATGAACTAACAGGTATTGCTGTTAAGAAACTAGTCATTATTATGGCATGTGAAGACGGTGAATGTGTTGTTTATGAAGAACGAGATAAGTTGAAATATATGAGATTACTTGTTACTTACATTGAAAACTTCCTAACCACTCAACTACAACTACATGGAAAATGAATTCACAGCAGCCTTAGGCAAAAAGTTTATGAACCCTGCTAAGTTTGCAGTGGAAATAGAAAATCTTGTCAAAAAGGAAAAACTTAATTATATTGATGCTATTGTTCTTTATTGTGAAGAGAATAGTATTGAGATTGATTCTATCACTAAGTTAATATCTAAACCTCTTAAGGAGAAGTTAAAGTGTGATGCACAACAGTTAAACTTTATGAAAAAGACTACTCGTGCTAAGTTGCCATTATGAAAAGACTTCGGAATCCAGAGACTATTAATTATACAAATTTTAAGAAGTGGGCTACTGGGTCTGAATGTTTGTGGTCATATATTCCATCAGCAACACCTAATTATGATGATCCTACGGAGATAGAAGGTGAGCAGAGAAATTTACCATTTTATACTAGAACAATATTAAAGAGACCAGAGAATGAGTTTCGTTATCCTAGATTAGAGCATTCTACTAGTGAAGAAGCTCATAGAGTTATTGAGGTATTGAATGAGATATTAGATTTTAATAATATTAAGATGTCAAGTTACCTTAGGATATCACTTAACTGTGTTCATCCTGAGAAAGAAATTTATAATACATTACCACACATAGATCATAGCTATCCTCATGGTAATATAATATTATATTTGACAGATGCTGGTGGTAAAACTTATGTTAAGAATGAAGAGACTTCTAAGTATGAAGGATATGACCCAATAGAAAATGATGCAGTCTTGTTTAGTGGTAAACATTTTATGCAGAATCCTTTAAAGAAGAGAAGAGTTATTTTGGTTTCTACTATACTTCCATGAGTACTAATCCTTGGTTTCCTATACCAGTATATTCAGGAAAAGCAGATGGTGATGAATATGAAAATATTCAGAAAGAACTAGATGAGGTGTATGATGATTTAGAATTTCGTCAAAATCCTGATTGGACAAATGATACTCATGATTTGAGTGTGGGTAAAAGTGGGAAAATGTTTGGTGATTGTATTCTTACACAATATAAGTGTAAGAAGATGTTGGAATTTATTGATAAAAGTATAACTTTGTATCTTAATGATATTCGTGCAGCAGAACCTAGGAACTATAAAATATTAGAATCGTGGTTGACTAGAACTAAAAAAGGTAAGTATGCACATTTACATGATCATAATTTGTGTGATATCTCTGGAGTATATTATTACAAAACCAATGGTAAAGATGGTAATATAATGTTTCCAAATTATCTTAGGCAATTTGGGTCTAATTATGTGATAGGACAGATAGCTAATTCTATTTCATCATTCCGATTAGAGCAAGGAGTAATAGGACTTTGGCCATCAATGCTTATGCATAATACCGAACCTAACACTACTAATAATGATCGGGTTAGCGTCAGTTTTAATATCAAATTTATGGTATAATGTAGATAAATAGAGGTGTTCAGGGAGGAACTATGTCCGATTTTTTTGATTCCGATTTCGTTCAAGATGAGATGGAAACAATTAATGAAATGCAAGAGGAGATTTATTCACAAGTGTTTAAATTTCCAGAACTTCCTCTTGATAAACAACTTGATCATTTAGATCAGCTTGATGATTTGCTTGAAAAACAGCAGATCCTTTATACTCGCATGAAACTATCTGATGACCCTCGTGCTATGGAGATGGCTGACAATGTTCGGAAATCTGCTATAGTAATGGGGTTCCCTAAGGATGTTGATTGTAATCTCTTGTTCTCTAACATGAGAGAAACTCTTAACAGAGTCCGTAAGGGTATTGACAAGGGTGCATGACTGCCCTATAATAAAGTCACACAAGCCAAATCCAATTACACAGGCCAAATCTATGTCTTTCGCATCGCTTAAAAAGCAATCATCTCTTGGTAGTCTTACTGCCAAACTCGTTAAAGAGGTTGAAAAAACCAATTCAGCTAATAAAGGAGATGATCGACTATGGAAACCAGAGGTAGACAAAGCAGGTAATGGTTATGCCGTTATCCGTTTCCTACCAGCACCTGATGGAGAAGATCTCCCTTGGGTAAAATTATATTCACATGCCTTTCAAGGACCAGGTGGATGGTATATTGAAAATTCATTAACTACAGTAAATCAGAAGGATCCTTGTTCTGAATATAATACTGGTTTATGGAATAGTGGAGTAGAATCTGATAAGCAGATTGCTCGTAACCAAAAGCGTAAGCTATCTTATTATGCAAACATCTATGTTGTAAAAGATCCTGCTAACCCTTCTAACGAAGGTCAGGTATTTTTATACAAATTCGGTAAGAAGATCTTTGACAAGATCATGGGTGCAATGCAACCAGAATTTGAGGATGAGACACCTCTCAATCCATTTGATTTCTGGCAAGGAGCAGACTTTAAGGTTAAGATTAAGAAGGTAGCAGGTTTCTGGAACTATGATAGTTCTGAGTTTGCTGCTCCTAAACCACTCCTTAAGGATGATGATGCACTTGAAGCATTATGGAAGAAAGAGTATTCCTTACAGGAACTCGTTTCTGCTGATAAGTTCAAGTCTTATGAAGAACTCAAGAAGCGTCTTGAGTCTGTTCTAAAACTTACTGCTGCACCTGCTCGTCAAGTAGCAGAAGAAGTTGTTAACGAAGAGGTTGAAGAAGTTGCAGCAGCACCTGCAGCAGAAGACGATGCTC